TCTGCACCCTCTCAAACTCCACAAGGGCAGCGTTCCTATCACGATTGGATACGGCCTCATCCGCAGCGGTCTTCAATGCCCGGTAGTATTCACTTTCAAGGGTCTGCTTGTCCCTCGTACCCCTCGCCTGGGCATACATCTTTATATTCAACTCACCTAACGCCTTGTTGTATTCAGCCTGGGTAATCTTACCTATTCCCAATTCAGCGTTCAGTTCCTCCAATTCTCTGTAGTAGGATTCCTGCTGCTTTTGAAGGGTAGTCTTCTTCTTTGATTTAGAGCCGGACAAGTCATCAATAATTGTTGTCTGTGTATTACTTTTAACCACATATTCCACAGCATCCTCCAAACGTTTGTTTACATCTCCTATTACTTTTAAATTCTGGGAGTATTCATCTACAATTTTATCTATTTCCCTATTCCTGGTAAAAGAATTACCGGTTATAGCCTTTACCTTTTGCCAATACTCTCCCCTACTTTCTTCTTTTACAGTAGCAAGATGCCTTATATTTTGTTCTCCGATGCCAGAACTAATTCCAAGCGTTCTATTTTTCTCTTCGGTTTCTATTTTCTTTTGAGTATAAAAATCAGCAGTAGCAGTAGCTTCCAATAATTTAATGCGCTTGGCTATTATGTCATTAATGTTCTGCTCCTTGGTTATCTGCTGACCGACAATACCTTCTATGCGCTTTTGATATTGTTCTTGTAGCTTCTTGTTGCCTGCCGCCTTATTGTACAACCC